GATCTGAAGGTGCGAATGATTCCCCTGGTGCGAAATGGTGATTCCGTTCCCGACCGAAAGGGAAAACACCGTAGTCGCGCTCGGATGGTTGCCGCGGCCCTTCATTCTCGCGGAATAACCCGTAAGGTCAGTGTCGTTCACCTGAATATCAAAGGCAAAGGTTGCGCCTTGCTCGATGATGATGTCATGTTGTCCCGCGCTCATGAGCATACTCCGTCAATCGCCTGCGTGTTTACGATAAGCCAGATGAATGTCCCGTCCGTGAGGCGGTGCGGCACGCACATAACATATGTGTTCACCGGTATCGGCTGCGGCGCGAAACCCGCGGGAATGGTCGCTTTGGTGACGCCGTAGGAGACATATGCGCTTGTGTTCGAGAGCTCGCTGACACTCACTGCGGTTTCCTGCAGCGTGTTGGATGTCGTGCTCGGCACGTAGCCGCCGGCGGCAGGCCCGACCTGCGCGCGGCGCACGGTGTAGATGTGCCGGAAGTTTCCACCGCCGATCACGCTGTAGCTCACGACCCGCATCAACTGCGACGAGAACGTTTCGATCTCCATGGGCTGCGCGATCACGCGGGCGAGATCGTCGCCGCGTCGCGCCGCCATGCTGTTGCGGTTCACGCCGCCCATCAGTACCACCGTCCCGCAAAGGCCTGGTACTTCATCGACTTTCCGAGATCACCTGTCGGCCAGATGGCATTGAAGTCGACCGCCGTGCGCACAGGCCGCGTCCACCGGACATCCACGAAGGCGGTCCCGTTCATGTCTGGCCGGCCGTCCGATGCCTTCGCGACGGTCTGCGAATGGTGGAAATACTCGTCATAGAGGTATTCCATCACAAGCTCAAAGAACTCGCTCTCGAGGTTGTTGATCGTCGCGCCAGAGCACACGAGGTTCCCGACCCCATAGCCAAGGAACGCCGCGGAGTTCTTCTTTCCAAGGTACTGGCCGACAATGTCGATCATGGAGCCGGCGCCCGAGACGGGCACGCTGGTCGAGTCGAGAACCATGCGGAGCTTGACACCGACCTGCCTCACGTCGGCGTCGATCTCCTTCCGCGTTCCACCGATGTCCGCGGTCGAGATGTCGAGCGTCGCGTTTGGCCCGGTCATTCCGGGGTTGTCGTTGAATAGGCGGGTATTCCTGCTCTGGAATACGGGGAGAACCGCACACGGCAGAAACAGACCCTTGGCAAGCGTAGTCGCGCTGCCGATTACTTCACTGGTCAGGCCCTTCGCCGCGTCCGTCTCGAAATAGCGCGTCGAATAGTTGACCGTGACCTCGATGCCTTTGCCGCTTGGTTGCGCCCAGGTGTGGGAACGGACAAGCATCGACTCGAGCCATGTGGTTCCCGATCCCGGGGTCGGGAAGTCGAACGGATCCCCGATTCCCGGGATCACGGGACCACCGGTGGTCGTGTCGAAGAGGATCCCGCTCACGTCGGACGGATTGATCGCGGCTCCGTCGACCCTCTCCACGTGCCATCGCTCGGTCGCCGTGTGGACATCCCAGATGTCTCCGAGCGAATAGTTCGAAGTCATCCGCCAGGACTTGTAGGTCGTGCTCGTTTTCACGTGTTCTGCTCCCGCTCGGCCTTCATGCGCTTGTCCTGCGACCTCGCGGCCCGGTCGATCTGGTCCTGCGTCATATAGGCTTGTGATCCGCCGGCGCTGCGCGAGATCGCCTGGTCGGCGAAGTCGATGATGTCCTGCGCTTCCTTGCCTGCAAGGGAGCCTCCGATGGTCGCCAGGAGGAACTTCGTTCCCTCGGCCGTCGCTGTCGCCCAGTCCTCGATCAAGCCGGCAAGGCCGGTTGTCTGCCCCTGTTCGTTCTTGAGCGACGCGATGAAGGTATCGAACATCCCCTGCGATGACTGCGCGCGCACGGCCGACGCCTGCGCGCCAGCGGCGAGCGTCGCGGCCGTACCAAGCGCGATGCCGCCGGTCATCCCCTTGCCGGAAGCGAAGTCCTCGAGCGCCTTCTGGCCTCGCTGTGCGCTTTCGTTGAATCCATCGAGGATCGAAGACGCGAGCTTGAAAGGCGCAAGGGTGGCCATGAGGATGCCTCCGGCTCCGATCGTCGCCGCTCCTGCGCCGCCGCCAAGCAGGCCGCCGGCGAGCCCTCCGAGCTGCCCGAACTTGCCGCCCATCGGGCCGCCGAGCGCGAGCCCCGCCTTGCCGATTGTGTTGATCTGCTTCTGGGCCTCTGCGACGCCCTTTGACAGGGTCTTCGTGTTGAGAGCGACATCGATGTTGAGCGTCGGTAGCTTCATGAGAACTCATCCACGGTTCGAAGGCGGGATCCCGGCGCGCGCCGGCTTTCGATCGCGGAGTTCACGGCCGAGATCACCATGGGACGAAACTGCGACTGGAACATCCGCGCCGTAACCTCGCTTGCGTGCGTTCCGCGGATGAATGTGCCGCGGCCTCGGTGGTAGAGCTTGCGCTTCCACCCCTTTCCGTAGCGGCCGGCCGACGGTGGCACGGCCAGCGCGCTCGACCATGCGTGCGTCCCGAGCTCGGTGAAATGCGAGCGCCATCCGGTTCCCCATGAGTCGTAGACCGCGCGCAGGCCGCGGCCGCCCTTGTCGGGTGGTTTCCGGCCGCTTCCGGTCTTGTACGCGACCGCGCCCCACACGACGCCGCCTGGCATGATCTTGACCTTCGCCTTCGCATCCTTCGCGGGAAGCTTGTTTCCGTTGATCGCGCGGATCGACTTCAGTTCCTTCGAAAGAAACGGCCGCATTGCCTTGCGGACGATCGCGTCCTGGACGGCGATGGGGAACTGGTCGAGCGCCGCGCGCAGCTTGCGCTCGCTATCGGGGTCGATCTTGGCGGTCACGGCGAAGTTCATCGAGCCTCTTGCGGATGCCCTTGTAGTCCGGGATGTCGAGCTCGATGATGAGCTCGAGCACGGATCTCTGCCACGGCGCTGCACGGTGATCCTTCAGGACGCGAGCCAGCAGCGTGCGCGCGTCCCTGCTCAGTCCGAGCCTTCGCTGTACAGCGCCTCGATGGCTGCTACCGCCTTCGCCGCGATACCCGCCGGCGCGCGCATCGCTTCGTCCACGGTCGAGAACACGGGCGATCCCGTCGGATCGAGGAGATGACGATGGAGAGCCCACGCCTTCGAGAACACCGGGCCTTGTTCGTTCGCCGAAACCGCGTCGACCAGGTCGGCGAGCGTCGGCCGCTTGAGCAGGCACGCGGCGCCGTTAAGCTCGAACGGCTTGTGCTCGAGCGCGAGGATGGCGCGGATGTCAGGCAATAGTCACAGCTCCCGTGATCTGGAACTGAACCGAGCACTTGCAGATGTCGACCATCGCGACCGAAGGGCTAAGACTTGTGATAAGCGCCGTCGCCGTATAGGTCGCGCCGGAATGCCAGGTAAACACAAGCGTGACCGTGTTTCCAGCCGTGTACGCCGTCTCAAGAGCGGCATAGGTCGTGTCGGTCTGGTCATAGAACACGGTAGCCGACGCGGTTCCGCTTCGGATTCCGGCGACATAGGTGCGGACCGTGGAAGAAAGTTCGCTTGTCTCGATCGTATCCGTCGTAAGCGCGACGGAAGCGTCGATGATTCCAGTGAGCGCGTTGCCGCCCACTGTAATGGTTGCGTCCCTACATGGTCTTGCGGTAGCTGGCATCAAGGCCTCCAGTAGATGGTCGCCTGCGTCACCGCCTGCGATGGTTCCTGTTCATCGGAAAGGCCGACCACCTCGGGCTGAAGCCCGCCGGAAGTGACCATTACGGCGTCGAAAGGAATGCTGTTGTAAGTTCCTTTGACCAACGCGTTTCGGACCTTTTCGGCGAGAACAAGCGCGTCCTCGCTCGTCTCGGCGATCGAAGTAACCGTCACCTGCGATATCTGCGTCTCGCCGGCGATGGTCCCGTCCTCGCGCGTGTCGACTGTATAAGTCACGGCGGGGAGCACCGAGTCCTGGAGTCGATATCCGTGAGTTACGCGCGTATCTGGAACTGGCACAGGACTATTGCTCAGCGTTGCGCCGGCCGTAAGCATCGTCCGGACCGCCTGCTCGATCGTGACTGCCGCCATTAGCCGACCTCCTCGCACTGGATGACGGCGACGCGGTCGGCGCCGTCAAGGTTGAGGATGGATGTGATCCGCAGCGTGCGGCCGTCGACGAAAATCCGGTCCACCTCGCTGAGCCCGATGTTCTCGATGCGCTGCCAGCGCGCGCGGACCTCCCAGGAGCGCCGCACGGCCACACCGTCGGCGTACTGCTGCTCGGTCGCGCTCACGGGGCGGAGGTCGCAGCGGAAGGATGCGCCCGCCGTGAAGGTGTCCGAGCGCAGTCCGAGCGTGTCCTGCGCGGTACTCGCCGCCAGCATCAACGCCGTCGACTTGAGAAGCCCCGCCGAGATCATCGGATGAAGCTCCTCACGCGAAGGCTCTCGAGGATGTACTGAAGCGACATCGGGACCATATTGAGCCCGATCGGCTGGAATGCCTCTGGGTTGTTGTACCAGGCACCGACGAGCGAGATGATCGCGTGGACGAGCTCGTTCGGAAGCGCCGCGTATCCCGACTCGACGGTCGCCGTAATGTTCGTGCCTTCCTTGATGGAAACCGAATCAAGGAAACGGAGCGTGGGAACGGGCCCGTCCGAATAGTCGAGCCAGTACTTCGACGGGTCGAGCGTCTGCTGCACGCCAAGCGTGTCGTAGTACTTCACATTCTTGACCGACACGAACGGAACGAACGGTATCAGCGTGTCGGTGAACGTCGCCAGATACAGCGTCTTGTCGGCGGTCGCGAGAACAAGACCCGTCTCGCGCTCGATCAAAGACGCCGCCGCCTCCCTGAGCCGGATCAGCTCGAGGTCGTCGTCGTCGTACTCGATCTTCAGAGCAGACTTGATCGTTGATAGCGGGACACTCATGGAAAACGCTCACGGGCGGTTTCCCGCCCGGAGCGCCGGGAGAAAGGAGATGAATCAGGCCGTGATCGCCGCAAACGCCGCCTTATTCATGCAGCGCGAATCGGTGCGGCTGTAGACATAAAGGGTCGTCTGGCGGTTAATCGCGTTGCTATACGGATCGACGAGCGACTCGATGCCGGTGCGGTCGAAGATCTCGAAGTAGTTGAAGTCTCCCACGACGGCGTACACATCGCCGTTGGCGATCGCGCCGGCGGCGCCGCTGCCGGTCCCGGCGACGCTCGGGATATACGGCGAGATGGAGTAGGGAACGCCGTAGATGGTCGCCGGGACGCCGCCGGTGAGCGAGTTGACGGCGTTCGTTCCGGGTGTCCAGATGTAGCTCTGGTCGGTGTAACCAGCCGACGACGTTCCGGCGAGCGAAGTCTTGAGCTTGCGCGCGGTCTTGAGGAACTCGTCCGAGAAGAGCCAGCGGAAACGCGGGGAGTTACGGTATGCGGGATTGACCTTGTGGACGGTGTTGATGATGTTGTCCGCGGTGAGCGTGCTCAGCGCGGCCGTGGCACCAAGATCCTCGACCTGGGTAAGGAGGCCGTTGAGAGCGATTCCCTGGGGATCTCCGCTGCCGTCGCCGATGGTGAACTGCTCCTCATGCTTCATCGCCATCGACATCGCGCACTTTCGCGCCACATAGTCGAGGGCGCTGCCGATTCCGTTGGCGCCGATGGAGTCCTGGATGAACTCGAGCGACATCTTGACCGCCGTGACATAGGTGGTCGGGTCAACCGAGATCTGCGTTCCGAAGGTCGGAAAGCTCAACGTCGCAGCCGTGCCGGTTCCGGGATCGCCTGCGGATTCCGCGACCTTGTAGGTGGTCGGAAGAGCGGACTCGACGGTGATCTTCCGCTTCGAGTCGATGGTGTTGACCACCGAGATCTGGCGGATCACGTTGGTCTGGTACATGAGCTCCACGATGCGGCGCTCCATGTCGGTCGGGATCGCGGCGCCGCTGGAGTCGGTTCCGAGCGCGGACTGCGCGCGGAGCTCGTGGAGCCGTCCGCCCATCATCGCGTTGAGCCAGCGATGGGCGTACTCGTCACCGGACGCGCGATCCGCACGCTGGGAGGCGCGGGATTCAAGCACGGGCTGCGACTCGAGCTTGGCAAGCCTAGCCTCAAGGGCTCGGTTCTGAGCGATGAGCTCCGCGGCGTTGAGGTCCGCGTCCATCTTCGCGAACTTCTCCTTTTCCTCGCCGACGCCGCGCGTGTCGACGAGCTGCGGCGCAAGGCCGGTACGCGACTCGAACGCGGCGAGGCTCTTGCGGTACTGGTGGGTGATCTGCTGGATCTCGTTCAACTCATCGGACATGATCGGTCATCCTTCGGAAATGAAGTGCGAGCCGCAGAAGCGCGGCGTTTCTGTAAGCCGCGGATACGCTCCGCAGGCTCGAACTGGTTTGGGGGTACGCGGCGTCCTG